AGCCGATACAATTTCACGATTACACTGTGGGCTTCCACTCTAATGGAACTCTGGCCATCCCGTAAACATCCCGACTAATTCGGGGCACCAAAAACCGGGAATTAGATTAGGTGCATAATCTTACCTAAAATAATAATTTTTGATTAAATAAAAGAAAATCACGTTGGTCTCGGCGGGGAAGTCGGGAACAACGGATTGAACGACGAGTTATTCAGCGTAAGTACATCGCAGGTGTAATCTTCACCTGCTCCGTAACTCCACAGAACATCTATCGCCGTTGGAAATCCTCCTGGAGCCACCAAAGGGTTGATGACCCAGATCGATATACTACCAACAAAATTTAAATAGTTAACGCTATATGTAGAACCAAGAAGAGTGGCATCATCAGGAGGAGTGGGTTGATAAGTCAAACCATCAGACTGTCCATTATACACAGGCAGCTTGGTGGTAATACTTTTGAAAGGAACAACAAATTCGAATTCTCGTTGAGCCTCACCCAAATCGACTATGAATCCGTATTGAGAAAACGCAGCATTCATATCGTTGGGCACTCCTCTTCCATAAGCCAAGCAAACTAAAAACCGTCCAGAGTGCATACTAGAAGCGACGAAGTTCAATTTATATTTAATTGAACCCGTCCAAAAAGAAAAAGGTGCTGAGAATAAATCCATAGCCGTAGGTTCAAAGGAATTGCCAACAACCGTATTTTGGATCGCCGCAGTCGCCATAGGTCCAACAGGGTAAACTGCTATCTGATCCCCAGCCACATCAGTTGAACTAATAGCCATCCGATCAGCATAACACATCTTGCCTCGCAAATACTGAAAGCTCATTTCATCTTGCTTAGTTCCAAACATTGCCGGAGTCGCCGTTGCAACCTGACTAGGATCCAGACACATCTTCACAACTGGTTCCAAACCTTCAGAATTTGGATACCGAATATGCGTATCCACATACACTGGAATACCCGTCATGGTATACCCAGGTTTATCCATCATCGTACCAGAAATGTCAGGTTTAATGTCAAAGGCGTCTCCAGTGACGTTGTTCGGTAATGTTGCAGAGCCGACGTTCGAGAAATAGTTGGTAACACTTGACGAAACCCTATTACCTTGGGGTTTAATAGCGCGATCAGTCATATTTCGTCCTATGACCGTATGTCTCTTCGGGTCCACCGTCTTAGCATTGACGTGCATACTGACCCCAGTCAACTTGTCTAAAACTTTCACCAGAGTAGATTTTTCAGTATCCGCTTCCCGCTTAGCACGCTTCTTCAACACAAAAGGAGTCCAAGGGCTTTCCCAATTGTCAATACCCAACGCTGACAAGTTAGTACTAGGAGGAATAGACGTCGATCCAATCTTCACTATCGGCAATCCTCTAATCCCGGCAAAACGAAATTCATCACTAACAGAACCGTAACACGAAACCGTGATTTTAGCATTAGTCAATAGCGTCAAAGGTGCAGTATAGCCAAAAACAATTATACCAGGAGAAGTTAAGCTTGAATTAAGGTTCAATGGAGAAGTAGGAGTAGTACTATTGTACAATGTAGAAGGTACAAGGTAAGCTTGACTAGCAGACACAAAAGGAATTTCCAAAGATATATGCGCAGGCATCCCACTACTAACTTGAAGAGCAGGCATCCCAAAACCACAATATTGCGTACCCGATGATGCCACCCTCGTATTCCTCAGGATTAAGGATCCCAAACGTTCACGATCTAGAGGAGGCAAGCCGAAAATAGGGCCTGTGTTACCTGGATAATTGGGTAAACCAACTCCAGGCAAAAAAGCCGCAAAAAAGGTAGGTGTACTCAAGCCTTGAGCTTCCATCTGAAACGTTAAATCATAACGCGCTCCTCCTCTACACATCGCAAAGCAAGGCCCCCACAAACCAGCCATGCTATTCGTCGAAGAAGGATCCCAAATTCCACCCGCGTCAAAACATCCGATTATCGTGCCAGATGTGAGTCCAGGAGAGGAATCAACATTGTATGTGTATTGGAAATGAAATGTTCTTCTTTTCAACACATCACGCACGCTCATCGGAGCATCCAAACAATCAAAGCATCCTATGCCATTTTCCACAGATGTAGATTCGCACGTAGAACTTTTCGGATCCAAAATTGCCGCATCACCTTGTTCAACTGTAGCCAAAGGAGTAACACTAGATTGAGGTATAATTTGCCTAAAATAAGTGGTCTGAGGACCAATTAATTCTACACCAGGTACAGAAGGTATCTTAAATTCCGCATCGATCAATCGCATCGACACCGAAATTCCAATACTTGTTGGAGCTCCCGTCGCTGCAGCTAAAGGAGCAAAAACAGAGATATACAAAGAGCCATAATTCAACGAATAATCACGCGTAGGCATATACGGAAAAGGATATATAAAAGGAACCGTCAACCTGCCAACATTAGAACTGCTGGCGTCTATCACTACGTGGTCCACAAACGTCAAAGAAGCTAGGGTAGGTAAAGCAGGAGTAGCATAAGAAGGATCATACGGGTTCAAAGGAACCCATGATACCAGGACTAAACCTTGATGAAACTTTGTCCCGCTAACTTGAACAGTGAATTCAAAGTTAGACCTAAACGCCCCCGAGGTAGTAAACACTCGATCCACATTCCACAAACCGGCCAAACCAGAAGGTACATCCACCACCGATAACACATCGCCAGCTGCTGCTGTCGTCTCCCAATCCACCGTGCCGATAAGAGTATCCTTCAACGCCAAAGAAGGCAGCGTCAAGGGAGGTTCTTTCAACGACATCATCGCTGTCTTGAAAGATGAGACATTCTGTCCACTCGTCACCATGTTCGTCTGAGTATTCATCACCATTCCAACATTATTTTCTTGCTGAGGAACTGTATCCATCGTAATAGCGCTTTGTGGTATAACCACTCGCTCACCACATGGAACATCCTCTAGCAAAGGGCCCATTCCGTAATGGTCGGTAAGAAATAACACTCTCTTATCATCGAAAGTGCTAAAATAACCGAGCCTTTCATGCTTCATTAATTTCGACCGCATTTCGTCGTGAGCGCTTCTGCCATGAAAAAACATAAAGCGCAAAGCAGTTTCGGCGTTCGTTCGTAACGCCTCCCATCTATCTTCCGTATAATCAGTAATCCAATTAACCATTTCACATATACTTGTTTTGGATAGTTGCGGTATCCAATTAAAACAGATGTCATTGTTGATCACAAAAGCACGCTTAAGAAACGTCTTTTCTTCCAAAGGTCCAAAGGTAGCCGCAGTACCTTTAGTAGCACTCGTCGCCGTAACACCACGTTGAGCCAACCATGCACAAATCGCTTCAGGATTGAAGAAATCTCGCGCCAGACTAGATACACCACAGATATTGTCATCACCCATCACTTTAAACCGCACCATCTTCTCAAAGGCTTCAGCATTGCGGAAGTGTTCAGGAGCTAATCCCATCCATGCTGTAAAGAAATAGTAAATACCGCCAATAGAATTGCCAGCTAAGGTACCGGACCAGCCTGATCCCATACCGCCAGGCTTCGTGTAGATCGTACCCAAAGCAGTTTCGTTCGAAAAGGCCATTTCTTCCATGATTACTCGACGCACCCTCGCATTCACCGCACCGTCATTATACCACGCATTAGCGAGATCGCCAAACGCCGCATGGAATTCAGGAGGGAACACACCATCATATCTCGAATAATCAAGATCGAAAAAAGCCACGCCATCACCAGGTTCAGGTACACCTTGAAGGTAACGCACCATCGAATGCCATTCACTGCTTTCACAATTCATTCCAGCCGATCCAGGAAACTTATGCCGTTCATGATACATTGTAGCAAAAAACCCGAGAAAATATTGTCGCGTAACAACCGTCATATCCACTTGAGGTATTGAAAACACACGTACTTTTCCGTCCGCTATCTTAAGTATCGGTAACCGTTCATCTTTAATTGTTGCCGTCCACAGTGAAGGAGCTATAATCCCACGTTCTGCCAAAGCCACTCGTCGTTCACATGCTTGCATCAGCGTCGCTATAGGTTTCAGTGGAGGATCATAACCATCTCGGATGTCAAAAAGATGAAATTTTCCTTTCTGACCTGGGGACT